CCGTAACAACTATGCCAAACAGATGTTTAAGCTTTCAAATCATCTTTACAGGTTGCGAAGCTGATGATGAGGGCGATGAAAACGTACATGGCGGTGCAATGTGGGCTAGAATGCCTATAACTGCATTGGTTGCAGATGAACCACTTGAAGAGTGGCCTGAACCTATGGAAGTACACGATGCACAACCTTGGGATTGTTCATCCCATACACACGCTGTGTATGTTCTTGACAGAGCTACACCATGCCCTTGGTTAGCTAAAATAGACGGTGATATGTATCCTGCAAAATACTTGTTTACCGTTGACTATTCAGAAAACGAAATAGCTGACGACCCTGCACAACATAAGCAAAGTCATGTCATGCAACTACTAGATGCAGGTAAATGGACAGGCAACGTTGTTGCACTCCCTAATAATCGTGTTCGAGTAACACATCCTGCTTGGTTTGAAACTGGACAAGGCGCACCTGATTTTAGACCTTCACAACATATACACTATTCAAAAAGCGATTTAGACTATACACTGGATGTAAATAGAGTATTTGATAACCTTTATAATGAGGATAAGTAACCATGGATAAAAAGAACCTTAAACCAGTCCCAGAAGAGAAGAAGACAAGTCTTGGTAAGTTACCCACAAAAGTTCGCAATAGAATAGGATTTCAGGCTAGTGGCGGTAAAGTTAGTAAGATGGGCATGGGTGGCAAGTGCCGTGGTATGGGTGCAGCAGCCCGTGGTGGAAATTTTACAAGGAATGGATAAGTTCAAATGAACTATTCTGAATTAATACAGGCGATTAAAGACTACACTGAAAACTTGGAAACATCTTTTGTTTCTCAGATACCTACTTTTGTGCGCCAGACAGAAGAAAAAATACATCGCACTGTATTGATTCCAGAACTTCGCAAAAACGTAACTGCGAATATGGCAGCGTCAAATAGGTTCCTTGCTAGACCTTCAGACTTCTTGGCACCGTTTTCCATTGCTGTAATTGACGGATCTGGCGACTATTCTTTTATGCTTCCTAAAGATGTAAACTTTATCCGTGAAGCGTACCCAAACAAAACCACAACTGGACTTCCAAAGTATTATGCAGAGTTTGATGGAGACGTTCAGTCAACCAATTCTCCGGGGCATTTTATTCTTGGTCCGACTCCAGACTCTACTTATGAAGTTCAATTGCACTATTATTTTGATCCTCCTTCAATCGTTACGTCAAGCACATCATGGCTTGGTGACAATTCAGAAGAAGCTTTATTATATGGCTCCTTAGTCGAGGCGTACATTTATATGAAGGGTGAGGCTGATGTCCTTGCTGTTTATAGGGAGAGATATAACGAAGCAATGCAGAGATTAATGATGTTAGGTGAAGGCAGATTAAAACGTGATGATTACCGTGATGGTCAGCCAAGGGTGGAAATGTAGATGTTTAAAATAGATGTAAGTGTACCACGATATGACAGTGTAGTAGGTGTTAATACTACAGAAAATCGTGGCTTTACCCCAGATGAACTTGCGGAACAGTGTGTCCAAAAGATCATATCGGTCTCCGATAGCACCCATCCCGGTGTTAGAGATCAAGCTCGTGCTTTTTCAAAGCACATTGAGACGCTTGTTGCGAGTTACATGCGACAGGCTATTCGTAGTGACCGAACAACTGTGTGTAATGCGCTTGTTGATGCAGGTCACCCCCAACTGGCTGAACTTATAAGGAGACTTTAACATGGCCTTTTCTGGAAACTTTATGTGTACATCTTTTAAGAAAGAGCTTCTTGAGGGTGGTCACGATTTTAAAAACAGCGGTGGAGATACTTTCAAAATCGCGCTTTACACTAACAGTGCTTCATTTAATGCGGCAACCACAGCTTACACAACTTCAAACGAAGTAAGTAACTCTGGTTCTTATGCCGCAGGCGGTGGCACATTAACCCGTGTTGATCCAACTACTTCAGGTACAACTGCGCTTACAGACTTTGCAGACATTACGTTTACATCTGCAACTATTACGGCTCGTGGTGCATTAGTTTACAATACTACTGAAGGTGGTGGATCAGGTACGGCTAATAGTATAGTTGTTTTGGACTTTGGTGGAGATAAAACATCTACGGCGGGTGACTTTCAAATTGCTTTTCCAACAGCGGATGCTTCAAACGCAATTATAAGAATCGCCTAAACGGTACTAGATAGGAGATTGTTGCGATGGCACTTGTTGTTAAAGATCGAGTAAAAGAAACTACGTCAACCACGGGGACAGGTACTCTGACATTAGGCGGGGCCGTAACAGGATTCCAAACCTTTACCTCTGTTCTTTCTAATAGCGATACAACTTACTACGCTATATTTGAAAGTAGTACAGGGCAATTTGAGGTTGGGCTTGGTACGTTTACTTCATCTGGAACAACGCTTGCCAGAACAACTATTCTTGAAAGTTCTAATTCAGGAAACGCCATAAACTTAACGGCAGGTGCTGCGGATGTATTTATTACGCAACCTGCCGAAAAAGCTGTATACCTTGATGCGAGTGGACATATAGACACCGCAGACGGGCGCAATGTGACTAATGTCGCTGCATCTACAGCGGCTACTTTAGCAACGGCTAGGGATATAGGCGGTGTATCTTTTAATGGCTCTGCTAGTATAAATCTACCCGGTGTTAATACATCAGGTAATCAGGATACCTCTGGTAACGCAGCCACTGCAACAACAGCAGGTACAGTTACAACGGCTGCACAGACTAACATCACATCTTTAGGTACATTAACAACTCTTACTGTAGATGACATTACAATTAATGGCTCAACTATATCTGATGCAGGGGATCTTACTATTGATAGTGGTGGTGACATTGTTCTTGATGCAGACGGTGCTGATGTTAGATTTAGGGATGCAGGAACAGAGCATCTTAAAATATTTCAATCTAGTGGTGATGTAGTTATTGCCTCACAAATTTCTGATAAAGATATGAAATTTAATGGTACTGACGGTGGCTCTGGGATAACCGCCCTCACCCTTGATATGTCAGCAGCAGGAGCAGCTACGTTTAATTCATCAGTCACTGCTACTGCCCTAACTGTGGATGAAATTACCATTAATGCTGATACTATTACAGCAACAGATGATTTCATAATAGATGCTGCTGCTGATATTAAGCTTGATGCAAACGGTGGTTATATAAACTTTTTTGATGACGGCACGGCAATTCTAACTTTTCAAAATAGTAGTACAGATGCTGTAATTTGGTCAAGAGCCAGTGATAGAGACATGATCTTTAAAGGTAATGACGGTGGTTCTGTAATAACTGGCCTTACCCTAGACTTTTCAGATGCAGGGTCTGCTTATTTTAACCATGATGTAAAAGTTCCTGACAATGGTTTTTTTGTTGCAGGAGCAGGGTCAGATTTAAGGCTTAGTAGTGATGGCACAAATGGAACTATTGATACGCAAAATGGTAATTTAAATTTAGACGTTGCAGGGGAAATTTATTTAGATGCTGATAGTGGTATTATTCGTATAAGAGATAATGGTGGCGACATTGGCATGTTGCGAAATGAAAGCAACGATCTCACTGTCCGTTCTATGGTTGGAGATGCCGATTTATTATTTAAAGGTAACGATGGTGGTTCTGTAATAACTGCCCTTACCCTAGACATGTCAGCAGCAGGTGCAGCTACGTTTAATGCAGGTATTACTACTGGTGGAGCATTAGAACTAAGCAACAATAATATAACAGGTATAAATGACATATATCTTGCATCTGAAATTTACCACACTGGTGACACAGATACGAAAATAGGTTTTGGTACTAACGAAATAGAGTTTCAAGCTGGTGGTGTGTCTACTTATATTAACACTCAAGGTGTGTTTATAAGAGACGGCTCATTAGCTGAAGATTATGATGCACTATCAGGAACAAGTCCAACATGTGACGTAGATAATGGCGGTGCATTTAGTATTACAACGAGTGGTAACACGACCTTTACATTCACTGGTGCATCTAGCGGCTACAGCCAAGGCTTCGTTTTACAGGTGACGGCAGGTGGTACTCATACACTCACATGGCCTGGTACTGTGGATTGGGCAGGTGGCAGTGCGCCTGACGCTCCTGCGAGTGGGGCAAGTAATCTATATGTCTTCTATACAAGAGATGGCGGTAGCAATTGGATAGGCGTATTATCTGCTGCTGCATACGCGTAAGGAATAGCTAATGTTTGGCTTTACACCCTTTTCTGAAACTACCTACGGGGATAGCGGTGTTGTAGACATCTCTCCCCCGATAACGGGTCTAGTAGGCGCAAGTGGTGTAGGATCTGTCACTGTTACAGGTGAAGCAAACTTTTCCGTTACGGGTGTTGCAGGTACAGGTCAGGTTGGCACTGCTGTTGCCACTCCTAGAATTGTTGTTAGTGTTACAGGATCTGAGGGACAAGGTTTTGTAGGCAGTATGTCTACTGGTGGTAATTCTTTTGTTCAACCAACAGGTGTAGCTGGTATAGGTGAAGTAGGATCTGCCTCTCATGTATCTAATGTTACAGTCATTCCAACTGGAATATCTGGTACAGGACAAATAGGATCTCCGACACCCGCTGCTGGAGCAGTGGTATCTCCTACAGGAGTAGCTGGTACAGGTCAAGTAGGATCAGTTACAGTAACTCCACGTATTGTTGTTCAACCAACAGGTGTAGCTGCCACGGGTGGCATAGGAAGCCCAACAATCACAGGAACAGCAAATGTACCGCCAACAGGTTTATCTGCTACGGGTGGCGTAGGATCAGTGACAATTGCTGCGGATGCAATAGTTTCCCCGACAGGAGTTAGTGGAACAGGACAAGTAGGATCAGCCGTGGCAACTGGTGGGGCTACGACAATACCGACTGGTCTTCAAGCCACAGGTGGTGTAGGTAGTGTAACTATTACTGGCGGAGCGGTTGTCTCGCCAACGGGAATTTCAGCAACTGGTGAGGTGACATCGCCATTAATTTGGGGTAGAATAGTCCCTGAACCGGGGACAACGTGGACAGAAATCGCAGCATAAAGGTGATATAGATGCCAAGTACATATACAACAAACGGAGGTATTGAGAAAGTCGCAACAGGCGAACAGTCTGGAACATGGGGCGATACCACTAATTTAAACTTTGATATTATAGACAGAATTACAAGCGGCGTAGGCACGATTAATTTATCTAGTTCTGGCGCAACGCATACACTAACTACAACTGACGGAACATTGTCAGATGGTATGTATAAGGTTCTTGTTTTAAGTAGCGCATCACAAGCTTGCACTATTACGATAGCACCAAACGATGCTCAAAAGTTATATTTTGTAAAAAATTCTTCGGGTCATAATTGTGTCTTTTCTCAAGGTTCAGGTGCAAATGTAACTATAAACAACGGTGATACAGGAATTATATTTTGTGATGGCGCGGGATCAGGTGCCGCAGTTACAGCCGTAGCAGAAGACCTATCTAATCTACTAACTTCAACTAATAACTTGTCTGATCTAGCAAGTGCTGCAACAGCATTAACTAATTTAGGGATAACTTCTACAGCGGCGGAATTAAACCTTTTAGATGGTTCAAGCGCAGGTACAGTCGCAAACAGCAAGGGTGTGATTTATGGCTCCTCTGGGGAAGTCAATGCTACAACATTACAAATTGCTGGGTCTTCTATTACATCTACAGCAGCAGAACTAAACATTTTAGACGGAGTAACAGCTTCAGCCGCAGAGTTGAATTATAACGATATTACAACGTTAGGCACATCACAGGCAAGCAAGGTTGTCACTGCCAACGCACTTGGAGACGTTAAGTTTGCCAATGCGATTATTGAAACGGTGTATGCTTTAACAGGCACAGCCTTAGACCCAAACAACGGCACAATGCAAACTAAAACAATAAGCGCCAACACAACATTCACTGACGGCTTATCTTCTGGTGAGAGTATGTCTCTTCATTTGACAAGCGCGTCATCTTACACAATCACATGGCCTACGATCTATTGGATTTCTCGCACAGGAAATGTTGCACCAACACTTACTGCGTCCGACACTGTGATTTTGTTTAAAATTAGCTCAACGCTTTATGGCGTTTGGATTGGGAGTTCAGCTTAATGTCAGCGTTTAAGAAATTAGCGGCTGCACCTGCCGCAGGTGACGGGGTAAATGTAGAAAGTATATTTAGCAGTACGTTATATAGAGCCACAGATAACGGAAATGCAACATTTGTTCAAAGTGGTACGGATTTATCTACAAATGGGGGAATGATTTGGTTTAAGTGCCGTTCATCAGCTTTCAATCATGCTCTGTGTGATACAGTAACAGGTATTCAAAGTAACCTAATACCTAATCGTACTGACGCATTAGATACAAATGGTGATAGTCAGGGGCGTAGGGTTTGCGACAGTGTACAGACAAATGGATTTACTTATGGCACAGGTAACACAGGCTCAAATGGCGCAAGTAATGCCGAGTATGTAGCTTGGAGTTTTGCCAAGCACTCAAATTTTTTTGACATAGTTACCTACACCGGAAATGGAACTAATGGTAGAGCAATTTCGCATTCACTAGGGTCGAGTCCGGGCATGGTTCTAATTAAGAGGACGGACTCAACTGGCAATTGGCCTTATTACCACAGTGGTAGGCCTGATGATTATCTTCAGTTAAATCTTAGCCAAGGTGAGTCAGATGGACAGTACAGGTTTGGTGATTACTCAACTGCTATAAATCCCACTGCTACTACATTTACAGTTAGTAGCTTTGCAGACGTTAATGAAAACAATGGGACTTATGTGGCGTATATTTTTGCAAACCATAACAACAGTGGAACATTTGGAAAAACAGCAGATCAGGATATAATTAAGTGCGGAACCTACACCGGAAACGGCAGCGAAAGTAATGGAACAGTAGTAAATTTAGGGTTTGAGCCGCAATTTGTGTTAATTAAAGCTTATAGCAGCAGTCAAGCAGGGGTAATGTTTGACAGCATGAGAGGTGTTTCATCAGCAGAACAGGATCAGGTTTTGTATCCGATGTATAATTCTGCTGAAGGCAACCCACAATCTTTCATTGCTTTCAGATCAGATGGATTTCAGCTACAGACAGATAATTACGAAGCTAATGGATCTGGCGTTGGCTATGTATACATGGCTATACGCAGACCAATGGCTGAAGCAGAAACAGGTGCAGAAGTATTTAAAGCAACGTATGGAAATGCAGGTAGTAATCAACCACCGGGCTGGTCTTCTCCAACAGGATTTGTTGTTGATGCTTCTTTTGATATGAATTTTGGTGGTGGTGCAACCGATGACATAACTTGGGGCGCTAGGCTTGTTCAAAATAGATACACTGACCAAATAGACAACGATTCAGGGAATTTTTGGTATTCATGGGATGGTCAAAACTATGATCACCAAAATGGGTTTCTGGATAGCTCAAATGGCACTGGTGATTTAGGCTACATGTGGCAAAGAAAAGCAGGTGGCTTTGATGTTGCTACATATCGTGGCACAGGCAGTAATCTTACAGTACCTCATAATTTAGCAGGTGACGTAGGCATGATGTGGCTTACTAGGATGGATTCAATCATGCTGACTTTTGTTTATGCCAAGCCATTTGGTAATCAAGGCAGACTGCGTTTAAATGATGGTTATCAATTACAAACAGGTGAAACTACTTGGAACTCTACAACTCCTACAACGTCAAATTTTTATGTAAGTGCAGATTATTCAGTTAGTGGAGGCGAATATATGGTCATGCTGTTCGGGAATTTAGATGGCGTTTCAAAAGTAGGAACATTCACAGGAAATGGAACTAATCAAAACGTCGATTGCGGTTTTAGCAACGGCATACGTCTACTTATGATAAAGAAAACTAACTCTTCAGGAGAGTGGTATTGGTGGGATGAGGCAAATTTAGGAGCTTCTGGCGATCCGTTTTGGTATATCAAAAACCAAGCAGGTTTAATTTTTAATCAAGATACGATTGATGCTTATAGCGCAGGATTCAATGTAAAATTTAACACTAATCAATCCATCAATACTAATGGAGACACATACTTATTTTATGCAGTTGCGGCATAACTCAAGGTCAAAAAGGAGTAACAACTGATGACTGAATATCGCAAAAAAACTACAGGTGAAATTAAAACTCAAGGCGAGTTAAGGCGTGATAATCCTAATATCTCTTTCCCAAAAGTCTGGAACAGCGATGTTTGTGACGCATTAGATATTGATCCAGTTATGATTGCCGCTGCCCCAACAGAGGGAATAGGCCAATATCAACATGCAGTAAGAAATGGTGTTGAGCAGAACTCAAATGGCGATTGGGTCTACGCATGGCAAATTGTTGATATGTTTGCTGATATTGAAGGTGGGCAAACTAAAGCGGAGCAAGAAACTGCATATCAGGCTCAATTAGACAGTAGTGCAGCAGATCAAAATCGTAGAACACGAGATAGCCTTATTGCTGAAACAGATTGGTGGGCAAGTTCTGATCTAACTATGTCATCTGATAAAACAGCTTATCGTCAAGCGTTACGTGATATAACTACACATTCCAACTGGCCTCATCTAGAATCAGATGATTGGCCTACTAAACCATAAGTTCAATTGAACTAATTAAGGACGCATAATGCCTCTAACCAAACTTCAGTTTCAACCAGGGATCAATAAAGAAACTACCTCGTATAGTAATGAGGGTGGTTGGTTTGACATGGATAAAGTTCGTTTTCGAGCGGGTTATCCAGAAAAGATCGGCGGTTGGACAAGGCTTGGTCTTAAATCTTTTCTTGGTTCTTGCCGTGCATTGCACCCTTGGAGAACGATTGCTTTAGATAATTATTTAGGTGTCGGTACAAGTGACAAATACTATATTGAAAGTGGTCAAGGTTACTACGACATAACCCCAATACGAGTCACGACATCCGCTGGAGATGTAACCTTTGCGGCAACAAATACATCTTCTACCATTACAGTCACTGATACAAACCATGAAGCTGTTGAAGGTGATTTTGTAACTTTTAGTGGCGCGGCTACTCTTGGTGGTAATATTACCGCTAATGTTTTAAATCAAGAATATAAAATAGCTGCCGTTGTTAATAGTAACAGCTACACAATTATTGCTCGTGAAGTTAATACAGTAGCCGATATCACATCTGCTGGAAACTACACTCCCGTCGCTGTAGCAGCAAACTCTTCAGATACAGGTAACGGAGGCTCATCTGTCGTTGGTGCATATCAAATCAATACAGGATTAGAGACATCTGTATTTGGAAATGGCTGGGGTGCAGGGACTTGGTCACGAGGAGCTTGGGGCTCAGCAGCTACTATTAACGCTCAAACAGATACGCTTCGCTTGTGGTCACATGATAACTTTGGTGAAGACTTAATTATCAACGTGTACAACGGTGGTGTTTACTATTGGGATGCGTCTGCATCTACTCCTCTATCGCAAAGAGCCGTGCCTCTGTCTTCTTTGTCAGGAGCAAGCAACACTCCCACTATAGCAGCAAAAGTTCTTGTTTCTGACGTAGATAGGCATGTTATAGCTTTTGGCTGTAATCCGTTAGGAAGTGCTACACAAGACCCGTTATTGATAAGGTTCTCCGATCAAGAAGACGCTGCTGATTGGACACCGACTACTACAAATACAGCAGGTGATTTGCTTGTGGGATCTGGTTCTAGGATTGTTACGGCAACAGAAACACGGCAGCAAATTCTAGTGTTTACCGATATATCTCTTCACGCAATGCAGTATTTAGGGCCACCGTTTACATTCGGCATCAATATGGTTTCTGAAAATATAACCATAGCAAGTCCGAATGCCGCAATAGCCATCGAAGACAATGTATATTGGATGGGTGCTAATGAGTTTTATGTGTATACTGGTTCAGTTCAAAAGATACCATGTAGTGTAAAAGATTATGTGTTTAGTGATTTTAACGAAGGACAGGTAGAAAAAATATTTGCTGCGTCAAATACTGCGTATTCAGAAGTTTGGTGGTTTTATTGTTCATCAGGTAGCTCTACAGTAGATCGATATGCTGTTTACAATTATATGCAGAACATCTGGTACTACGGAACATTAGATCGTGGGGCATGGACAGATCGTGGGGTTGTGGATTATCCAATTGCAGCGGGTCTTGATGGATATTTATATTATCATGAAAATGGTTTTGACGACGGAAGCACAGCACCTGCTACAGCTATTAGTGCGTATATAGAATCTAGTCAGTTTGACATCGGAGATGGAAACAACTTTTCTTTTGTAAGTAAAGTAATACCTGATGTTACTTTTAGAAACTCCACTTCATTAAATCCAAGTGTGACACTCACCATGAAGGCAAGAAACTTTCCGGGTGGTAACTACCTACAAACTGATGACGAGACAGTAACTAGAACAGCCACTGCTCCTGTAGAGCAGTTTACGAACCAAGTTTATGTAAGGCTTCGTGGTCGGTCAATGGCATTAAGAGTGGAGTCTAGTGAGACAGGTGTTGGTTGGAGACTTGGCTCACCTCGTGTAGACATTAGACAGGATGGAAGAAGATAATGGCTACTAAAGAAGCACCAGTCCCGTATTTTCCACTTGCGCCTCAAGCATACGATCAGCGATATTTTTCAGAAGTAGTTCGAGCGTTTTCTGTTTATCTTACTCAAGCACAGAATCCAGGAACTGCTGTATTTAACACTTTAAATCTGTTAAACTTACCAACATACGCAAACAACGCTGCGGCGGTCACTGGAGGATTGTCGGTAAATGATGTATATAAAACTTCAACTGGTGAATTAAGGATAGTAGTATGAGTGACGAAACAATTATTACATTAATGGATGGTTCAAAGTGGAAGCCTTCCACATCTGAAGACAAGTTACAGTGCCATCACTGCGATAACTTAGTGGACACACCAGAAGAAGTTGCTTCATATCCTGATGGTAACTGCCCTGATTGTGGAAAAGCATGGACAGGAGAAACCAAACGGCACACTAAGATTACAGTGACAATGCCGCAAGCAGCAGACGGAGGGACTTTATAATGCCTAGTGTAGATAAATTTGGTTCTCAAGGAGTTAGCGCATCAGCAAATCCAAGACCATCATCAAGTCCAAGACCTCGTTCAAGACCAGAAAGGTCTATAGTGGATAGAGCAATGGGTGGCATTAGAAGTGCTGGGCGGCAAATTAGAGATGATTTTAGACACGCAACTGGGCAGCAAAGATATACTGGCTCAGATTTAGATAACTACAATACACGTTCACAGAGATCATTTGAAGCTAATGAACAATTTAGGAACAGAAATAGAAATAGAGGCGGCGGCTCTTCATCTCAACAGACCGCTGATCAAGCTCCAGACATGACAGATCAGTACGCTGAAAACCTTCGTAGGTACAACGAATACATGCAGAGTCAACAACAGCCACAGCAACCTAGAGTCACACCTGATATGCGTCGTGAGGCGTTGAACATTTTTGAGTCTCAACAAGGTGCAGGTCAAATGCCATATTATATGGCAGCAGCTCGTCAAGGCCCGAATGCAAGCCCAGCGTTTAATTACGCGGCACAAAACTACGCAACTCTTGGTGGCGCACAGCGTCTTGCCCCTCGCCCTATGGAAATGATGAGTGTAGCAGAACGGCAGCAGATTAATAACATGGCACAGGGCATGGCAGATCAAGCTGACTATCAACAAGGCATGGACATGGTTATGGGTGGCGGCGGTAAAGGTGGCCCTCGTACTGGCCCTCAACTGCCACCGGGCATGGTAGGCTTGCCTCGTACACCAGATTATGGTGGCAGACCACAGCAGCCTCCGTCAAGATTTTCTCCTTTTATAAACATGTTAGCTTCTAGGTTTGGAGGGATGAGATAATGCCAGCAACAGTATTGGATGATTGGAAAGTTCTTCCACGTCTTATGATGCTGGCAGTTACTATTCTTACATATCAAGCAGTGCATTGGTTTATGGGATTGCCTGATCCATCTGTTGCACAGAGTGGTCTCGTATCTGTTTGCATGGGTGCTCTTACTGGTTGCTTTGGCATATGGATGGGCAAAGAGTCCACGTCTGCAAAGAAAAAAGTTGTTGAGGAGGAAGAGCTATGATTGCTCAACTGATAGCGCCGATAGCTAATTTAGCAGGGAGTTGGTTTGATGCGAAGTCACAAGCTCAAGCTGCAAGTGCAAAACTCAAGCTAACAGAAGCGGAAGCAAAAGCAAAAATCATGCTCTCAAAAGAGACATCAGTCGCAGACTGGGAGCGCATAATGGCGCAAGGTTCTCAATCAAGTTGGAAAGACGAGTGGTTTGTAATTGTCCTGTCTATACCGCTTGTTTTGGCGTTTGTTCCAGGAACTGATGGTTGGGTGGATAAAGGCTTTGAACAGCTTTCCAAAGCACCTGACTGGTATTTTTACAGTTTAGGTATCGCCATATCAGCGTCCTTTGGTGTGCGTGGCGTACAGAAGTTCTTTAAGAGGTAGCGATGAAGTATATGAAAGACATCGTGGTATTAGTACTTGCCGTAGGACTTATGGGAATACTTGGCTTGATTATCTACGATGAATTTAAAATGGCTAATGAACATGGTGGTGAATTAGACGAGAACATTATAGGCTTACTACAAATGTCAATGACTGGTGTAATCGGAGTTGTTGGTGGTTATATAGGTGGCAAGTCAAATGGCTGATATGAAGATACCTGTTGCTCTTGTCTTTGCCATGGCTGTGCAGTTAGTTGCGTTGGTCTGGTATATCTCTGGGATGGTTCATGATATTGAACATCTTGAGGGAACAGTATCTGCACAGCAAGACATTATTGATCTACTCAGTGCAGATGTAAACGATCTGTGGGAGTTCTGCACTTTTACTGAAAACAAATGGGCAGAGGGTTACACATCAGACATGGTGTATGAGCGAGTTTGCGGGTCAAAGGAGTTTGTAGATGAGTGAAGCATTAAAAACATTGCAGGAAAAGATAGGATCTGCACCTGATGGCTCGTTCGGCCCTAACACTGCAAAGAAAATCTGTGACCACTACGCTTTAAATCCAGAGCGTGGGTCGCACTTCTTAGGACAACTTGTTCATGAGAGTGGTACGTTTCGCTATACAGAAGAGAACTTAAACTACAGCAAAGAATCTATATTAGGGGTATTTGGCAAATATTTTAAGTCGGAGAGTGATGCCGAAAGCTGTGCTCGTAACCCGCAGGCTCTAGCTGATCGTGTATACGGTGACAGGATGGGTAATTCTGGACAGGGTTATCTGTGGCGAGGGCGCGGATTCTTACAATGCACTGGAAAAAATAACTATTCTCAGTTCGCAACGGACATGGATTTGCCTGAAGTATTAAAAGATCCTGATCTTGTGGCTACAAAATACCCTATGGAGTCAGCTATCTGGTTCTTTCATAGGAATAAACTATGGGAAATATGTGACGAAGGCGTTAACGACGAAGTTATAAAAACAGTCACAAAAAGAGTAAACGGTGGCTACAACGGGTTGAAGCACCGCAAAGAAGAAACAAATAAGATATATGGATGGTTAACGTAATTGCCAGTTTAAACTTTTAATGCTAGAGTTTATGTAAGTTTTGGAGATGTAAATGGTTCTACCCCTGTTAATGAGTATAGGTCTACCTGCTTTAGCTGGTTCTGGCGCATTGGCTGGCATACCTTTCTTGGCGGGCATGTCTGCTCCTGTTTTATCTGGTATTGGTGCAGGTCTTGGATCTTTTTTACAAACTGGAGATCTTGGAGATGGTATAAAAACAGGTCTTCTTGCAGGTTTAAGTGGCAAGGTTATGGGTAGTCTCACAGGTGGTGGGGGTCTTAAAAACAGTACAGCTATGACAGGCGCACAACAAGCCGCGCAAGGCTCAATAGAAGGCAGCAAGTTTTTAAATGCGCTCCCTACAGGAACTGAAGGCAGCTTGTTTTCAGGTGGTATCCAAGGCGCAGCAGCAGGAGCTATGCTTCCGGGGGTAATGCCTGCCGCGTTTATGGGTCAGGCTATGACTGATGCTCAAATGATGGAGCAGCAAGCCAAGAAACAAAGGGATGATGACGAAGACACAAGGCCACCAATGCCACGTCCTATGCAGGTGAGTTACAACCCTGATCCATTTGCATCAGGTGGTAGCGAGGGTCTCTATTTTCAGTATCAACGTCCGCCAGCACCTCCGGGATATACACCACAATACCCATACATGTATGCAGATGGTGGCATAATGGCTCTAGCTAAAGGTGGCGAGGCCGAGGCCGATGCAATGATGGAAGAAGCAGGCATGAACGAGAAAGATGTTATTGTCGAAGCTATCGAAGCAGTTAAAGGGATGTCTGAGCAGCCAGAAATAGCGTTAGCTATGTTTGTTCAGAAGTACGGCGAGGACGCACTACGCGATCTTGTCACAAAGGTGCAGTCAGGAGAGTTAGATGACACAGTAGCTAGATTTGCTGCGGGTGAAAAAGGGATGGTTAAAGGCCCAGGAGATGGATCAGGTAAAGACGATATGGTTCCTGCCACACTTGATGGGCAACAAGATGTACTTCTAACTGAAGACGAGTTTGTACTAAGACAACCAACAACTAAAGCAATTGAAAAAGCGTTTGGAGGCGGTTTTCTAGACAAAATCAACGAGGCTGAAGACGATGCACCAGCTATGTTAAGGAGAATGGTGGGGTAGTGAGGGTAAGCTTGGTGCCGCCAGAGGCGGTAGGCCAGATATGGAAGGAAGTTGAGAGAGTATTAAAGAAGAGCGTAGCGACAGTTAAAGACAAAGCCGAACTGATAGATGTATTAGATGGCATATATAACGACACTTACGTTCTTTGGGTTGTAATGGATAAAGATGATAGCATAATAGCTGCATTTACCACACGACTTTTAATATACCCTCAACGGAAAGCCTTGGCATTAGATTGGGTAGGCGGAGAACGTATGAAAGAATGGGAAGATCAACTGATCGACACTATGCGCCGCTACGGAAATGAGTTAGGATGTAGTCATCTAGAGGGCTATGGACGGAAAGGATGGGGTAGAGCTTTGAAAAAACATGGATTCTATCCTGAATATATAGCTTACCGAATGGAGTTATAAAATGGGCAAGGGCAGTTCAAGACAAACACCCACTGACGTAACACAACGTCAAACAAACTTACCTGAATACGCTGATCCGTATTTTCGTCGGATGTTGCAGGGTGCAGAAGAAGCCCTTATGCCGTTTCAAGATGATCTGAGCAATCCAACTTACGACGCAGAAGGCAACATCACAGGCTTTGGTCAGAAGTCCACTTATATGCCGTATCAAGGTGAGCGCATCGCACCATCTTCTATGTATGGTGACATCCAAGGCTCTCGTGCCATGACACGCGGCATAGCGCAGTCTGGTATTTCAGGCATGCCTCAAGCCCAAGGCGCAGCACAAGCAGGTATGGATATACAGGCAGAGGCTCTAGGTGGTTTGCGTGGTCTAGCAAACTACGACACTGGTGAGTTTAGCGCTTTCGATCCAACACGGTACGAGGGGTTTAAAGAGGCAGAGTTCACACCGTTCGGAGAATTTAATGAGTATCAATTTCGTGACCCAACACAGTTTAGCCAGTTTGGTTTTAGACCTGACTACCAATTTCAACAGTATCAGTTTAGAGAACCTGAAGATTTTACCGCAGCAGCAGCTCAAAGGTACATGTCTCCGTATATGCAAGCAGTTGTTGATGAGCAGAAGCAGCAAGCTGAGTTAGACTTTGAACGACAAAGATCGGGAAGATCAGCAAGAGCAGTACAGGCAGGAGCGTTTGGTGGATCGCGTCAGGCAGTACAAGAGGCATTAGCTGAAGAATCATTGGGTAGACAGCTAGGTGATATACAGGCTGGTGGCACACAGTCTGCGTTTGAACAGGCAGCACAGCAGTTCGGACTTGATCGTGCAGCAAGAATGGAATCAGATGCAAGACGTGCTGCTGAAATGGCAAGAGTTCAAACAGGTCAAGCTGGTGAACAAGCTCGTGTAGATCAAGCTAGATACACAGAGCTTGCATCTAGAGAACAAGCACAAGCGGCTGAGTTTGCTCGTGCAGGTAATCAAGAAGCAGCGGAACGCGCTCGTGTTCAGGCTTCTAAGTACCAAGACTTGGCCCGTATTGAGGCAGGTAAAGCATCAGAAATGGGCAGAGTGCAAGCAGCAGAAGCAGCAGAAAATGCTCGTATGGATCAAATTATGCAGCAAGAAGCTGCTCGTGTACAAGCAGCTACAGAACAGTCTCGTCAGTTCGGTGCAGGTCAGGGTCTTTCAGCATACGGTGCCATAGGATCTGGAGCTAGCAATCTCGCAGGCTTGGGCGCAGGTCTTGCAGGTTTGGGTGAGCGACAACGTGCAGCAGATATTCAAGGCGCACAGCTACTTGAATCGATTGGTAGGGATGTTCGTGCAGAAGATCAGGGTAGGCTTGACCTTGCTTACGAAGATTTTATTAGACAACGTGATTACCCGATCTCACAATATGAGCGTATGGCAGGTATTTTACGTGGTGTACCAGTCACGCCTGATGTGGAGCAAACAAGGTTTGCAAATTATAATCCAGTGCAACAAGCACTTGGCGCAGGTATTTCGGCACTTGGACTGTATAAAGGTCTATCAGCATGAACATTTTAAAACTTCAGGACAGCCTTAAAGACTTACCAGATAACGCACTAATGCAAGAGATGCAGGCTCCTACGGGATCTGCACCACAGTTTCTTGTCTTGAGTGAGCTAAAACGCCGTAAACGCATGCGGGATGACTTCCAACGCCAACAAAACGCCGATATGCCTACCGTAGCAGAAGAAGTTGTCACAGCCGCAGGTATGCCACAAGAAGGTATTATGGGCGCAGCACGAGCAATGGCACCGAATACAAACATGGCTCAGAATACGGGCATGGACACAGCCACACCAATTCCTGCTACACGTGCACCTCAACCACAAATGATGGCAGAAGGCGGTATTGTTAGGATGGCTAATGGTGGCCTAAACCCCATGACACAATACACCTCATTAAGCGGTCTTGAACAAGTTGATTTAATGAAAATTGCAGCCGAATTACAAAGTGGAAGAGATAAAGAATCACTTATCTCTAATTATGGTGTAGATGCTGTTCGTGAAGCAGAGTCCATGCTTTTAAATAAAGCAGATATAGGGCGAATACCGCTTGGCATGGACGGTTTTAAACGGCGTGACCTACAAAGAATGGAAGATCAAGGTATCTTCGGTAATAAGTCTTTTCGTGATCCTTCACAAAGCACTTATCTAGGCGGCGAAGGTATCGGAAGCGTGTCTAAAAATATAGAAGACTTCACACTAGCTCCGTTAGCAGATGAGCGTAGAGATGATGATCCAGAATTGCCAGAAGATCCGTTAAGACCAAGAACAGGCTTTGGGTCAAATCCTGCGTACACATATGAAACATTCTTAGAGGAAAATGGTTTTAACGACGTGCCTCAAGCCCAAGAAATGTTTATTAAGTATAAAAACTATATGAATGAAAGAGGGCCAACATCAAATCCAAAAGTATATTCTCCCTTCTTAGATGACGCTCCCGACGCCCTTAAAAATGTTGATTCAGGTGAGCTTCCATCAATATCTTCTATGTCAGACGTAGACCCAAGACTAGGCGCTACAGAATTTGGAGGCATGGATCTGGCTAGCGATGAGTTTAAAGATGTAGCAAATACACTCTACCCTGAAGGTATAGGCACAGCTACACAAGAGTTTCTTCAAAAACGAAATGCAGGTTTTGGGGATGAATCGGGTGGGTTTAATCCTATACCTTACCTATCGTCTGTTTCTAACGATGCAGAGCAAAGGGCATTAGCGAAAGCTGAAACAGACAAACCTACCTTTATGGGAGATGTAGTACCGTTTCTTGGCCGTGCGGCAGCAGCAGCAGGTAAAAGTCTTTATGATAGTACCCTAAAGCCAGAGTCGTTGTTAGAGGTAGGCGCAGTGCCAAATAAAAGAGAAGTTTTAGAAGGTCAAATTGCTGATATAAACCAACAAATTCTTGATGCGGAACAGGCAAATGATGAAATACTTGCAAATGCATTAGCAAAACGTAAAAATGTATTGATGCGCCGTATAGATACTATGGAAACGGGAGAAGACGCAGCAGAAGCTCTTCGTAACATACCAAGCGCGTTACAAAATGTGGGTTCTTCTATATATCAAACTTTTAATGAGCAAGTATTAGCAGGAGTTGATCCACGGTTAGCAGCCGCAAATATAAAAGCCTCACAAGATGCTGTAGCTGATAGAGAATTAGAAAATGAAGCTGGTATTGAGTCAGAAGCAGAACGAGAAGCACGTATAGACGCTCTACGTGGTGGGGCTACTGAAGTCGTTCCAGGAATTAGTACTGAAGTTTCTGGCTTTTTTCCTGACTTAGAAATGGAAAATCCAAATATTGGTGATCCTACCACTCCTGCACCAAAGGTAACTACAGACGATGACCCCAACAAAAGATTACCTGTGACCGATCCCGATTCCGCAGGATTTGGCTCTACAGATTCTCGCATTGCTAAGATGTTGTCAGAACGTCAGAAGCAATCTGAATCAGATAAGTGGATGGCACTTGCACAAGCTGGGTTCCAGATAATGGGTTCTAAATCTCCTACGTTGTTAGGAGCAGTCGGCGAAGGTGGACAGGCAGGGCTGAAAGCTTTGAGCGCATCTAAGAAGGGTAAGCAAGCTTTTGACGCTGACATGCTCAAGCTACAGACACAACTAGACATTGCAAACATTAGATCACAACGTGCGGGTAAAAATATACCTGCCACTGCACTTTCAAGCGCATACACTGAACTGACAGATGCAGAAGAGAAGTACATGCAAGCAAAACCTGGCCCTGCTAAACTAGCAGCAAAGAAAGTTTTTGATGCAGCCGCAACACGTTATGATGAATTAAAACGAGTATTCGATGCTTCTTTTAATGTTAATCCTGCTAGTGCAGATAACGCAGGTGGATTTAAAGACATCAATGTAACATCGTAAGGCGTGTATAAATGGGTGTTTATCAGTATATCGACTCACAAACAGGGCAGGGATACAACTTCACTATTGCTGGAGACGCGCCTTCAAACACTGAATTTGCTAAGATAAGAGAAGTTCTTAGCCAGGATAGGGCTAGTTTTGCTACTGAGTATGAAGAAACTTTTGGAGAGTATGAAGAACCTGATGACGGCACAGCGATAGGTCGTGGTTTTGCTCGTGGTAAAAAACAAATCAAACAAGCATTTGGCGAGACACTTGGCACTATCGGTGAGAAGTCTGGACTTGAGTTCCTTGCAGAATATGGACAAGGACTAGAGGGACGCGCTCAACAAGAGTTAGGCGAGTTAATGCTTGAGCAGCCAGAACGCATGCAGTCTACAGATGTAGAAGGTATTATGTCAGGGTTGACATACGCAGGAGAAATTGCTGGCGAACAAATACCACAGCTTGGTCTTGGTTTAGGTGCAGCCATAGCCGCCCCTATCGTAGCCCCTGCCGCCGCAACCGCAACCGCACTTGGTTCTTTTGCCGTAGGTGCAGGTGCCGCAGCAGTTGCAACCGCGCCGATTTTGTTTGGTAACAACATCCAACGTCAAGAGGATGAAGTAGCCGCAGGTAAAAAAGCGTCAGTCGATGTTAGCGATGCTCTTGTAGCTACGTTTGGTCAAGCTGCTCTTGAAGGTATTGCTGACAAGGTGTTGTTAGGTGGAGCGTTCCGTTCTTTAGGAAAATCTATTTTTACCCGCGCAGCTACTCGTGCAGGTAGTGGTGCTACAACTGAAAGTTTGACCGAAGTTGGTCAACAGATGATGGAACGAGCACAGGCAGGACTACCGATTGACAGCGAAGATGCCATTGCAGAGTATCGTGAAGCAGCTATTGCAGGTGGTCTCGTCGGTGGTGGCACACGAGCTACACTTGGAGCATTCGGTGAGCGTAGTCCAGAAATAGACGATACTACTCCTGGGCCGGAGGGGCAGGTTGAACAAGACACACAAACAACTCCTCAGTTACAAAAAGGGCAAGAACAGGGCGAGTTATTTGCGGTTGAGCCGACTGAAGACGCTATTTCTGTTGCTAGGACGGCGATAGCTACAGATGCACGGTTAACAGACCCAAATGTAGACGAAGATTTTATAAGAGAAGAACTAGATCAAGACTATTCCCCTGCCGTTATAGAGCAGATTATAGCAGAGCGTAGGTTAGCAGCTAACGCGGCAATAGCTACAGAAGCTAAAAATGCAGCAGACCCGACATCACCGAAAGGTAAAGCACAACAAACAGACGAACAACGTGCAGCAGAATCGGCTGTGGTGGCAGGAGAAACTGCTACACCAAGTGCGGCAGTGGTTAAAGAAGAAGCTAACCTTGTTAACGAGCAAACCCGAAAACAAAAAAAGGCTGATGCAAAAGCTGTAGCTAAGACTCAAGACTACTTACCTGGGCTTGAGCCACAAGAAAGCGGCACCGCTGCAATCGAGAGCGAACAGACTGGTCAGCAGATTGAAGTAGGTAAAAAACCTGTAGAAGGTATGGCAGTTACGCCACAAGAACAAGTAATCGATGACGACTTTTTAGCCAGTCTTAGTGTGCCGAAGCAGGCACTAATCCGTCGTGAGGGTACTAAAAAGAGTTTAGTTGGTAAAAAAGTATCTGACGAAGGAGTTCTTGACGAACTTAGAAACTATGCAAATATAAGTTCTGTACCAGAAGCTAAAGAAGGAGTGCAAGGCTTCTTAGACGGATTGGAGGTCGAAAATGCAGGAGTTAGACCTGAGCCAGAAGCAGTTGGAACAAGCGTTTCAGATAGTAAACCTAGCGTGGATGGAGAAAGAGGGGATGGAAGTGGAGTTGAGAGTGCCGTCCAGCCTACACCACTTGAGCCAAGACCAGTGGGAACAGATATGTCAACTACTGTGCCACCTGTTGTGGCAACAAGAGAACAGCCCGATACATTAGAAACAACCCCTGACGAGCAAGGCATAGCGGCAGTACAACAGCTTGCTGAACAGGCGACGGCTACGCCAGTACAAGTCACACCACAAACAGAAGCTACACCTGCTATGCAGCAAGCGGCTATACCGGGTCAGGTTACTGGCGTAGCACAACAGAACATCCCTGCACCTGTGCAAGTACCCGATGCTCCGCAAGTGCAAGCCGCACCCGTACCGCAAGAACAATTGCAAGCTATGGAAGCGCAGCAAGATGCAGCAGCGCAAGCACGTATTGAGCAAGTGTTTGATAGCAATCGGGGCAAGCAACCACAAGTTAGAGAATATCACGATACGCAAGTAGACCCACAGTCTGCACCAGAAGTCACAACTGCTGTGGATAAAGAAGGTGTTGCGGAACTACTTGAAACATCTGACAAAGAACTTAATCCACAAGCTAAAGCCGCAAAATTATTCTTTAAACGATTCCGTAGACCTGTTGATGCCCTTGCCGAAATGGGTGCAGTCAGTGTGGCAGGCCCGACTCAAAACATTGAAAAAGATTACACACCTGTAGAGTTTGCTTTCTACAAAGGTATGACTCAAAAAGTCGCTATGGATGCACGGAAGTGGGTGTTTGATAACTTATCGCGCCAAGCGTTCGTAGAAACGCGCAACGCAAGTGTAACCGCACGTAGAGATACATCTAAGTTTAACCCCTCTGATGCGTATATTGCTGTAACTAAAGCAGCTAAAAGTATTCAACGCAAAGATAACGAAGCACTTCAAAAACAGATGGATCGTGAACTTGATGCACTTAAACTAGAAGCACAGACTCGTTCACCTGCGGAATTAGATCAGGCTCAACGCGGGGAAGGCGCAGTTGGCGCAATTAAGCCAGTCAAAGGGCAAACCGCGTTTGATTCTTATATGGCAGGGCTTGGGTTTAAAAAGCGTAAAGTTCCTAAAAAAGATGAGTACGTTTATCTTGATCCAGAGAATAAAAATAAACCTCTTACACCAGAAGAAGTACAAGAATACTACGACGGGCTTGCCTACACTAAAAGTGAGTTAGGTTTCCTACTTATTGATCCTGTGCATGGACTAGACCAAAAGCTACTTCCAAGTATAAAAAACGCTTTGCAGCGTGGTGATTTACAGTTTGCGGTAGATGCTATTGCTACAACGAGCCAAGTAAAACGTATCCGCGAGATTGCAGCCAAGCTAGGCAGTGTTGTCGGCGGTACACAAGTACAAGTGGTTGATGACATATCTCCACTAGCGGGGCGCAAAGCTGCTGGTTTGTTTTCGCCTGAACAGAATACAATTTACATCGATGCTAACAACGGGATGAACGTGCATACTATACTGCATGAGATGACCCACGCAGCTACCTCGGCATCGATTGCGGCAAACCCATCTTTACCAGAAGTGAAGCAGCTACAGACTATTCTTGAAAATATACGCGAGCAATTTGGGGAAGTTTATGGCACAGCTAGTCTTGATGAGTTTGTCGCTGAAGCATTTAGCAACCCTGAGTTCCAAAGCGCACTAGCTCTCACCCGGGTGGATGGCGGTAAGATGTCAGGCTGGGAGAAGTTTACAGGTGCTATCAAACGTGTCGTGCGTAAGATATTAGGTCTATCGCCGTCACCGACTGCACTGTCAGAAGTTGATCGCCTTATAGAAGGATTACTATCTCCGTCACCTGCTACACGTGCTGCACCGAATATGCTCATGGCAGCAGACAATAAAAAAGGAGCCGCAGGGCTAGTTCAAAATATAGCAAACGTAGTACCTGAAAGCGGTAAAGAAAAAATAGCTGAACTCAGTAGCGTTGTATTTGACGAGGGTGTAGGAAGAACAGCTAAGAGCTGGACACTTAATACATTGCCTGTAAACATCTTGACAGACATAGCGTCAAAGAAAATACCATTCGCCAAGCAATTGAACATGCTTATTAACAAGCAAAGTGGTGCACTACGTCAAAAGTCTGAAGTCTTAGACTCTATACTGAATAATCTACATGCGTGGCAGCGCAAGAACAAAGACCTTGCAAAAGTACTAAACAATATAATCCCACGATCTACATTCTTAAAAGTTGATCCGTCTCGTAGTGATGCAAAGTATATGAAAACTATACGAGACGACAAAGAACGTTCTGCTGAATACGATCAGTTAAAAGCAGAGTATGATAAGTTAGACAATGAGGGTAAGGCTTTCTACCGTCAGATGCGAAACTACTTCCAAGACACTTACGACGATATAATATCGGCATTAGATGCACGGCTA